AAGCATAGCGATACCTCTTTCCTGTACATTTTAACAACCATTCAGAGTAAGGCTCTCTACAAGATAGTCTATCGGTTAAATGGTGAATAACATCTCCTTCAAAAAATAATGCTACATGATTTAAAGTTGGACACAAAATACTCATTAATAAAACATCTCCATCTTCTAGCTTTTCATCAGGTCTTAGTTCTCTAAAATTTGTTCTCCAAGCACAATCTTCAAACAGAGGTTTATTATTAAACTCTTCTAATGTTGTAGGTCTTTCCCAATCTCTAAGCTCTATATTCTTTTCTTCTTTATACCAATCTCTTACTAAACTCCAACAATCTGTTATACCCCATACCCATTGACGACCTAATAACGGTGGCTTGTATCCACAAGGCTCTAAATAAGCCCATTGTTCTGTTTTTGGATTAACAATATACCAAGGTAAATTACTATCTTCACAGCTAATTTTATCTGCCTGACTAGGAGTTGGAGGTGTTATAGGGTGACTATGAACAACACCAACTATTTCCCCTGCATTGTCTGCCTTTACATAATCTTCTGGGTCGATGATGAAACATTGATGCTCTGTCATAGAAAGATTACGACAAGGATAATATCTCTCTTTACCTTTTATATTTAATAACAAACCACAAGATTCTTTAGGATCTTCTCGTTGGGCATGAAGTAATGCTTTATATTTCCAAGTCATTAAACAAACGTACCAATAGAAGGGAATATAGATCGAGTGCATTGTCTTTTTGGGATTCTTACACCTGCTAAATCTGTAGGAGCAGCAAGCTCAAATTCAACAATTTCTCTAGTTTCTGCGGACTTACGATCTATTGAATAAACTTCTTGAGGAAATTCTGCATTTGGATCAGCAGTTGCATTTGTTCCGTCAGCAAAATTAACAGCATCAAGAAATTTAGCCAATGTTCTTATCCTTGTTACTGTAGCTCCTGTTAAGTCATTACCAGTTGTTGTTTCATTTACATTTAAAAGAATTGCTGAAATTAATCCTGTTGCGTTACTAATAACTATTTTTGGTCTAGGTAACTGTCCACGTTGAAAAGCAAAACCTGACGCTTGAATAGGGAATCTAAGATATTCATTGGTAGCCCAAACTATTTTGCCGTTTGCATTGAGATTACTTCCAGAGTGAAATCTATATATAGTGTTTGCACCATGTAGTGCCGTGGATAACTGAAGTGTAAATAATTCAATAATCGCTGATGGATTAATTGATTGTAAACTGGTAAATACTGCTTCGTTTACTGACATTATGATTCTGGTTCAAATACTTGTCTAAAAGTGGCTTGAATTGTAGCTCTATTATTAAATGGTATTGTTTTACTCCACGCTTCGCAAACAAATTGAGAAGATGAACTTTCTCCAGGTGGAGTAAAAGTAAAGCTATCACTATCATTGGCACGAGCATCTAAAAAAGTTTCTATGGTATCTGCATCTGTCTCTGATACTTCAAAAGTAAGATTAAAAATCTTTGGATTCTGATGCTGTGCAAGGCCGAATAATATGCGATGTTCGTAGCCATCAGCGAAGCGAATAGTGCGAGTTAATGGTGCAGATCTTTTTTGCTGCCCATATTTAGGTTTTATCGAGGGAAACGTAGCCATTATGCAAGCAATCCTCCTGGCCTTTGTTGTTGTATTATTTCAGATTGTACTGCAACTGATATAAGACGACCAAGTTCTTTTCCTCTCTCTTCATCTCCTTCTACGTTAGAACCAGAAGCATCTACATTTACTACGATATTTGTTGACCCACCTAATTCATGGTTCGGTGTAATATTGCCACTTACTCCTGGACTAAATAATTCTGGCCCTCGTTCTCCAACTATATATGGCTTACCACCCGTAACTCGTCCTCCTTCTGCCATAGGAGATGGCATCTGAATATTAAACATATTCTGAAACAAGCCTAAGAAAGATTTTTGAATACCAGCAGCAAGTATTTGTGCAGCAAGATCTAAGAAGTAATCGCCAATTCTGTTCAGCATATTTCTAAAGGCATCGGTAACTGTCATTGTTCCTTTAACAATTCCTTTAAAAGATTCTGCAAAACTATCTTTTAATTCTTTACTTACATCAAGAACGACCCGTGTTGCTCTTGATAATCTTTCTATTTCATCTACAGGTGCTCTAAATTCTTCAAACTCTTGTAATTGAAGAGCATATTCTCTTCCAAACTCAACAAGTTTTTGTGATCTTTCAACAGCTTCATCAAGAGGTTCTAAGAAATCATAGAAATCTTTACGGAATATTTCTTCAGCCTCTTTCAAAAACTTAAAGTCACCCCCATATCTTCTTGCAAGTTGTTGATAACTTTTGATTTCAGAAAGCTCTATATCTTTCAAAAGTTTTCCTAATTCACTGGTTGGATCAATTTGATCTAAAAACCCTCGTAAATTTTCATTAACAACGTTTTCATATCGTTTACCATCAATCTTTCGATTAAGTTCTAAATCTTCTAAAACTTTATTTCTATTAACTCTTGCAATTTCTTTTACTAACCTTAATTGAACTTCAAGACTTTTTTCAGTTTTTAAATCTGCTAATAATTCATCTGATTTTGTCTGTCCAATAACATCTCTAGCTTTTACTATTTCAGCAATTAGCCCTGGAGAATCAGTTGCACCAGATATTCCTTCAAACATAGCAAGCCCGTCTTTACCAAAAACATCTGTTAATGCTTTTACATCTGCTTTGTTTTCAAATCGAGGGACAAAACTATCTATTAATTGTGTTGCTTCTTCTTTGGTTATGTTAAATTGTTTAGCTAAATCTTTGATTTCTTGTCTTGTAAAACTTGATGTACTACCAACAGCCACTAATTGATTATTTACTAATTTTAATTCTTTTCTAAATTTTATTGCATCTTCAATTTGAGCAGCAAGAGCAGTAGCAGCAATAGAAGCAGCAAAACCACCTCCAGGTGCAAGTGCTCCACCAATACCACCTGCTATACCACCCATTACAGCACTTAATCCTCCCGCTCCAAATAATAATGGAAAACCTCCACCGATCATTGCACTACCAGCACCACCTTTTAACCTGCCCATCGCACCACCTGGCATAGCAAATGGTCCGCCTAATGCGTTTTTACCAAAACCTAACCTATTATGAAGTGGTTGGCGTGGGCCTATCTGTCCTCCTGCCATTCCAAATGTTCCACCTGGTAATGCACTAAAAGCAGCTTGAGCTTGTTGTTGTGTTTGTATAGTCGCTATTTTTGCAACGTTATTGCCTATGCTTTTTAAATGTCTTTCTCTAGCTTTTTCTTTTATTGCTTCTGTTTTTGCTGACTCCGAAACTTCACTAGCTCTATTACTGAAAGCAGCAAAACCTGACCTAGCTCTCGCTCTTTGGCTACGTCCTACATTTTGAACTATATTCGATTCAAAAGCACCACCTCGAACTTCTTTTAATAATTTATTTCTCTGCTGTAATTCGTGATTTAATAATCTTTGTGCAGCTACTAAATCTTTAGCTGCCATAGTATTAGCTCTTGTGCCCAAGGCTGTTTTATTAAACATTTCTTGAGCTTTACTTTGTAAACTTACTATTTTATTTAAACTTGGAAAGAACTTTTTATAGCCCTTATCCATTTCTTTCAAACCTTGTCTTACTCTTTTCTGCTCTTCATTTGTCTGTTTAAAATCTTTATTTAACTGCTTTAACTTATTAGAATTTTTAATCGTCAGTAACAGATCAATTCCGTATTCAGCAGCCACTTTTCTGTTAAAAATTTAAAATTACCTCTATTCTACCTCCTTCTACCTTTTAAAGCACTATTTCTTTGTGCTTGTTCTTGTTGTTTTTTATATTCATCATTTTCAATCTCTGCATAAGCAGCCCAACCTATCATCTCTTCGATAGTAAGAGTCTCACATAATTCAGCTACAGTTTTATGTAACTGCTTTGCTAAACCATATATAAACTGCCAATCTTTATTTGCTTTTTAAATCGGCTTTAGCCTCTTTAACCTCCTTATCAGTTCCCACCGTAATCATCGCTATCTGTATCTCTTCAAGAATAGATGCTGAAACTTCTCTTCTTAATGAAGCTTTATCTCCATCTTGAAAAAGTCTTGCACCATCTTTATCTAATGCTTTTTCAATCATCATCTGCAAAGCATAATCATTGGTATCATCTGTGCCTGTTTTTTTAGAAATAGCTTCTCTCTCTGCAATAGTCAAAGGATGCCAATATACACTTAATTGAACTACTCCATCTTTTACCACATCATGTTTATAAAGTTGAGAAACTCCAAACTTGTTTCTTAAAAGGTCAACTGCTCTAGTCATAAAATAAGTACTGCTACTTTATTATACTAGGCATTAGCTGAAAATTGGCAAGATATTACACCAATAAAATGACTTCTATCTTCGATTTCTAGCATTGTAGGACCGTTAATATCCTGTACTCTTGGTTTTACACTAAAAGTATCTGTATATCCAGAAGCATTAACAGAAGTCAAACCATCAATCACAGCTTCAGCTATCTCAGATAATTGACTTGTTCCTTTGCTTTTTGGAACGTAGATATTACATTGAATCACGCCTGAATAAAAATCTGTTGCTGCTCCTTGATTTTGTAAAGTTGCTTGATTGTAATTAATCATCATCATTACATACTTTTTTGTTTTACCTGACGTTGTAAAAGTAACATTGTCATAAACCATCGAAACAGTTGGATCTACGTCTGAAACTGCGTCTGTAACTGCTTTTTCAAATGCTGCTCTTGTTTTTACTAAAGTCATAATTAAAACTCTGTATAACCAACACCACCTTTTGAAGATCCAAAGTCTTGCATTTTGCGTGATGCTACAAATAGTTTACCTTTTTTATCTTTCATTGTTTCCTTGATTAACCTACCTAACTCACCTTGTACAAAAAATTGAACCTTACCTCCTTCTAATGCGTAAGCTGCGTACTTAGCTCGATTACCAATAAAAACTGGTCTTTTAAAATTAAAAGTTTTATCAACGGGAAATCTAGGTTGTATTTTATATGTTGTATTTTTTGTTTTTACCGAATTTTTATTCCAAGAATCTTTCTTAGCTTTTTTAATACTAGCCCAAGGTTGAAAATCCTCTACTTTATCAACTGCCTTAACACCCATAGTTTGCACTTTCCAACTGCTTGCAAAAAAACCTGTATAAACTGGACTTCTTTTTTTTGTTGATAATTGTTTATGAATCTTTTTTATAAGCTGATTAAAGTCTGCATTCATTTTTGCCTCTACATCTGCTACAGGATTATTTTTACCAAGAGGTTTTCTAGCCATTAGAATCGTACCAAAACTGTAAATAAATAAATCTGACCGCCTTTTTTTGTATCTAAATCATAAATTTGTGCAGTTCTTGTTTCTCCAGCATATGTCAGTTGAATCTCGTCATCGAAATCCACTTGATTATCTCCGATCAAATCGGGAGTGATATACAATTTTGCCTGCCTCATTTCTTTACCCGCATCTTCTTCAGATCTAATAAACTCTATTGGTACTTTTATGTCTGAATAAGTTGTATCTACAGTAATTTGCTCTCCTGTTTCTACGTTATAACTTGAAACTCCTTTCTTTACATAAGTAATAGTTGTATCGAGAGAATCTCCCAAAGTTGCAACTATATCTTTTGCAACGCTTTTCAGTAATGAGTCAAGTTGTCCTGCCATTACCCTCTAACTACCCTCATCTGAAAACTACCAGCTCCACCAAGTATATAAGCACCTAAATAACTTTGTAACCAAGGATAAACGTCTAAAATATTATTTATAGATCCAGTGCCCTGACTATCAGTATTGTATTTAACCTGAATATCTCCTAGCTTTACTTCTTCAAAATTACCATCTTTACCAGTTGTACCTGTAATTGCATCTGTATCATTTGCCAATGCTCTAGCTAATTCATACTGTGCATATTTAATATTCAATGGAATAGTAGAACAAGCTAACTCAACGCCATCAACTTGATAATTATTTCTTGGAAACTTTAATGCTTGAC